GGTTCCAGTAACACCTGTAGGCAAAGGAGCACCACTATCAAGATCCAAAGGAAAACTAATTGGACTTGTAGACGATTCATAAGCAATGTCGGAATTAATCAAAGCAGGGGAGAACCAGTCTCCAGAGTTTGATTTAGCTGGACGAGCCGGCGCTAAAGCGACAAAGCCAGAACCAATAGCTGAACCACCAGAACTAACCTTAAAACTAGATCGTATCCAAGAAAAGAACTTTCTAGTTTGTGGATTAGGCCATCGAGGAACACAAGGAAGTTGACTGATATCAGTAACACCAAGACTTCGAATCTTGGGCAATTCAGATTCATCAACCCAAGCAAATGGGCACGACAAAGCAGCAGCATATATCCTAGTACATTCTGACATAGAAGACGCCGGATTACTAACACGCGTGGGCATATTAGCATTAGGACGCCCTACCATCCGTGTAGGAGGAGCAGGCCTTGAGGTTTGAATTTGAGATTGCATAGCACGTCTATCTTGAGCTTTCGAGGGAGCCATTCGATAAGGTGTGTTAGGAGCAACTTTGGACATAATAACAGGTTGAGTTTTTTGCCGAGAAAGATATTGTTGATACATAACCTTACGTTGTTTAGCCGTAAGTTTTTGTGCATCAAAACGCTTTTTATTTTGTGCAAGGTATTGTTTTTCACCCATAGGTCCGGGGTTTTCTTCAATATCGCCACAGAGTTTTAGCAAGTTCATAAATCGATGTGGATTCTTATCTTCCCAAATAAAATATAAGGGGTGGTCACAAGATGGAGTAGGTAAAGACCGCAAAGAATTCCACAACTTCAGAGTTGTCTGTTTGTGATTTCCAAGATCAGGTTCCCAATTAACGCCAATAATATTGGACACAGCATTAAACCAATTCAGGAAAGAATCAAGCTGAGTTGGACCATCTTCTAAAACTGACTGAGGAGCTGTAAACAAACCATATAAAAATATGGTGCTATAACAGGTCCAGGTACCGTCAGAATTAGTTCGGTATGTTGGCTGAGTTATCTGAACAGATGTAAGTTGAGGAGAAATAACACGAAGAGATTTTAGCATAGCTAAAGTTTCATCACCATCAACTTGAACTTCTGTAGTAAGTTTATTGGGAAAAGTGCCTTTTTCTTTAGAAATAGCAATTTCATTGATAAGGTTTTTAGTACCTTTCAAAAAATATTGTTTGCTCTCATTAGAGGATTGCATTTTAAATTTAAGTAATGGGCCGCCACCACCGGTGCAAACTTCGAGAGGAAGCTTAGAATCGGATTCAAATCCAAGATAAAAAGCCTCAACTTCTTCAATAGTAGGCACCCCCAAGGATACCATCATTTTAGTTTCAGGTTGTCCAGAATCTTTGAAATGCAATAACAATTTAGTATATAACAGACGAATTTTAAGATAAGTTTCATAATGAGCAAAAGATAATATCATGAGAGAGTACACTTGCTGAAGATACTGACCATTATCTTTTCGATTAGGAGTATAGAGGATAGGATGGAGGAGCCTTTTAATATTCCATTTTGGGATAAAAAAATCCTTATATGGAGAAAAAGTAAACCCAAGAAATGGTAATTCATTAAAAGGATGCTCAACACCACCAACTAACCATTTACAAAGAAGTCCATGATTTTGATAAAGTCTATCTTTAACCAACTTTTCATCTAACATAAAAGAGAAACAATCCATTAAATACATAGCATTGTCATCTCCGAATAAAGCGATCATTTG